TTATTGATTCAATCGGTGTCTTTCCGCATCGTAAGGCTGGCCGGTTTTAACAATGTAATAGGCGAGCTTCGCCAGTTTGCGCATGATGGCAACGATGATTACCATCTTTGGCTTACCCGCTTTTTTCAGATTATTTATTAATTTCGGAAATGCGTTAAAACGGTAAGCACAAAGGGCGGGCATATACAGCGTACTTTTTAATCGTCTGTTTCCGTATCGGCTCAATCTGCCCCGACCTCTTACGCTTGTCCCTGATTGTATGATGGCGGGATTTAATCCGGCATAGGATACAAACTGGTTTGCGGTTTTAAAATGTTTTTCTGTCAGTTGCGCATAAAGAACTGATGCGGTGTCTTTGCCTATGCTCGGGATGGTTTGAAGATTGCGGTAATGGTTATTGTCCGTTTGTTTTTTGATTTGTTCGGATATGGCTATTTTTACCTGTTCCATCTTGTCCTGTATGGTATCTATCAAGTCTTGATGTATGTTCCTTATGAAGTCTTCTTCAGTGCTATGAAGACGGTTTTTAATTTGCTTCTGATGTTGATGTAATTGATTTTTAAGGTTAATCAGTTTTTGCAGTGCTTTGTTTTTGGGTATCTGATACGGTATCAATGTATCTTGATGCCTTTTTATGTAGTCTGCTATCAGGTTTGAATCTGCTTTGTCGGTTTTGGTACGGTTAAACCTGCTTTTTCCGTAGTCCTTGATTTTTAAGGGATTAATAACGTAAACAGTATAGTAGGAAGAAAGCATATCTGCTGCCTTTTCGTAATAGATGCCTGTTGCCTCCATGCCGATATAGACTTTTCTGATTCTGTTTCCCTTTATCCACAATCTAAACTGTTTTAATCCATCATCATTATTCTTAAATTTAATGTAATGGATACTTCCGTTTGTTTTATGCAATGTTGCGTCTATGGTGTCCTTTGAGATGTCCAGCCCGATTATATTCATTGGTATTTTCCTTATTTATACAGCCTTGATACGGCTAGGATGATATTCAATTTCGAGGATGGATAAAGGCAGCCGGCATTTCTACGCGTCTGTTTTAATACATTGCGGGATTTGCTGCCTGACTGCCTTAGCCCTTGCTTTGCGCGAAACAAAGACCCGTAAACCGTCTATATTCAAACGGTTTACGGGTCTTTTTTCTCTCTTGCCGTTTTCTTCAGTTTGCCGATCCGACCACGCCCCCGCCGATTCCTTCAAACGGTTTCCCGCGTTCTTCCCAATTATCGTACATTAGGTTCTGCTACGGCTTTCCGCCCAATGTGGCAACTTGCGCCCTGTCCGAATGTTGCTGCGCGCTTTGCTGAACTTCCTGCCCTTGGCTTTCTTCTTTGTATGGGTTAAACGGCAAGCCGTTTTTTACATAGTCCTTGCACATCAACTCCGTCACTTCTTTCAATGCCGTCCCTTGATGCGAATAGCAGGCGCATCCGGTTCTTCCGCCTTCTATACAGCCTGCTATATATTCAAAGGTTCTTACCTGCCTTACACCGTTATAAATCGGCTTGCTTTCGGGTTTTTCGGACAATGTCGGAACAAACATATCTGCGGTAAGGTTGCCGTTATTTACCGGCTCGCCTTCTGTTTTATCCGGAAGTACTGCCTGCTGTTCTGTTGCCGCCGATTCTTGTGCTGCGGGTTCTTCCTGTTTTTTTCCGTAACTGCTCAACATTTTATAGGACAGGCCGACAAACACGGGAATCAGCAATACTATTACTGGCAGAGTGTAAAAACCACTTTGACCGCTTGACCTTATTTACGGTATGAACTTCCGCTGATTCGTACAAGTCATAAACTTTTTTATCCAGTGTATAGATACTGGAGAATGCGCTTGATGCCATTTTTTACGGGATCGTCCGCGCATATTTTCCATTCTAAAAGCGTACGCATACCCATCTTGTTTGAAGCGATGTGGTAATGTTTCCGTACAAGCGTTCTAAGATTTTGATCTAGAAGCTTAGGACCTTGAGTCAAAACAAATATATCAATGCCCTGATGTCTGTGCGTATTCAGCCATTGGACATTTTCAGGGATTTTTGAACCTGCCGAGCGTGCCGGCCATACGTCTTGAGCTTCATCTACAATGACAATAGACCCGATATTTTCGGGCTTCTTTATCCATTCGTACATATCATGCGCCGAAAGCTGCTCATCTGTCGATTTCGGCAGCTTTCTTGCGTCCGTTTCTATGTAGGTGTGCGGTATTTTCAAGCCTTTTATGTTCGTAAATACTTTACGGCGTATGCCGTTTTACATCAGGCTTAAACATTTCATCATTCGCCATCATGGAAACCATTTTTAATGTTTTCCCTGAACCGGGCGTGCCGGTTATCAAACAGATCTCTGCCATTTATTTTTTCTTCCCGATTGAGGTTGCTAGTTTTGTCATTTGTTTGAATGACAGAATAAAGGCGATCGCGCCAAACAGGATATTAAGAACGGTTCCACCGCCGCTTATATAAAAAAGCTGCAACATCGCTTGAGGCGCGCCCGTTATGCTATTGGTTATCGCCTGCTGAAAATGGGCTACCAATCTATCCACCCCTGAATAGGTTACCGCCATCAAGCCTAATGCAGTCAATATACGGCCTGCCACGCTCATCAAAAGCGGAATCAATGCGGCCAACAATTTCATTTGCTATCCCTTTCTTAAAAGGCACGGTTGCCTCATTAAACAAATGTTTCTTAATCTGAAAGATTTTGCGCCGCATTCGCGGCGCGGCGGCGCTGTGGGGACACCCCCCTCGCGCTTATCGCCAATCCCCCCGCGCTTCTCGGCTATTTGCGACATTCGTCGCAAAGTGCGCTGCTTCGCCTGCCTTTCGGCCAAAGTTTCCGAAGCTGAACGCTTTGCGGGGGACTAGTCCCCCACACCCCCTAGTCTCACTTGCGACGCCGCGGGGGCATGGGGACGGCGCAAAAGGCGCGCGCCTTACCACCTGCCCTTGCGGCAGAATGTGTTCTTTTGGCGGGGCGGCAAGGGGTATCCAAAAAGATTTATAAAGACGATAAAGCCGTCTTTACAAATCTTTCTGGACGTCCTCCCCCTGCCTTGGTACAAGTTACTGAAGCCCGGCGGTGCTGCGCCTGCTAGACTTCACGAGATACTGTGCGGATACAAAAAAAGGCGGCAACCGCCCAAGCAAGGGCGAGAAGCATGTACCTTAGCCGTTCGGCTATGGTACATGCGTTCTCAAAGCTGAACGCGAACTGCCTGCTTGAATCAAGCACAGTCACTGTGAAAGTGACAGGTGCGGGACACTGTGCGGAATCTTGAAAGATTCCTGATTTCTGAAACTCTACATTGACGGTTTCAGACGGCAGATTTAAATCTTCTGCCGGATTGGACTCGGGCAGCCTGTCGCAAGCGAGAATGTCGGGGAAGAATTTGCACAAAAGGCCGCCATCTTTGCCGTCCTTTCCGTCTTTGCCGTCCCTGCCGTTTGTGCGTCCCGGAACGGCGGGGGAATCGGGTCTTGTGCCGGGCTGTCCGTCCGTATCGGGATTTGCATCGGGATTCAAATCGGGGTCGGGTTCGGGATTGGGGCTCGTGCCGGGGTTCTCATTGGGGTTCGGGTTGTTTGCGGGGTTTTCGGCGGGCGATACTTCGGGCAGCGGCTGTGCGTTCGGTGCTTCCGCGCTTCCGGGGGTCAAGTCGGGACGCGGGAGTTACTTGAACATCCACCGTGGTGTTGCCTTGCGAATCCCTGCCGAATGTTGCGACAACCTGAACGGGATTCCCGTTCCTGTCCGTGACGGGACCCATATTCACTTTTGTTCCGGGTGCGACTTCTACTTTTCGGAATAACCGGGATAACCGGTTGCCTTTATGTATTTGTCGGGATTGGCATCGACTTTCAACGATAAAATCTCTTCCAGCTTTTTGGCATCCATTTCTTCTTTGTATTTTGAATTGCGAATAAGGGAAAAATCAGCCCCATTTCTGAAATCATCACCTTTATTGACCAAACAATCTCCGCCATTCCAATTAAATGTGCAACGATTTAAAACAAAATTATTCCAATCCAAAGAACTTAATTTATTCAGTTCTTCTTTATGCCAATTCCAAAACGGACGTGCCAGCCTATACATTTGGCTTTCCATCAATTCTTTGACTTCGGGGAATCTGCTGTCATCGGACATAAGGCGCATAATCGAACTGTCAACGCCGTAGCAGCCATAGGTTCTATTAATACGTCTTTTGTCTTCGTACCAAAGGCAATTACTATATTCGTAGCCTTTTACAAATTTGTCGGTTTCGGGGTCGTATTGGTAGCCTTGTGCCTGTATGTCTTCTTTGAAAGTTTCGTATACGTCATGGGCTAAAAGGGCTGTTCCGACATAAGGAACTGCCCTTGTGCTTAATTTCGCGCCTAAGCGGGCAAGTTTGCCGACTCCTGACAAGACGGCGGCGCGGGATACGCTGGCGGTTATCTTTGCGTTGATTCGGGCTTTTGCGCCCGTGGGGATATGTTCGACATTTGCCGCTTCTGTGAATTTAGAAAATTCATTATTGATTTTTCTATATCCTGTAGATTCAAAAAACTTTAATTTAGATGGCCTAAATTTTATTATTCGATCATCTATTCTTGCTGGTTCTGCAAAACTAAGAGAACAACACATTAAAATCGGTGTTGCTATCAGAAAATTCCGAGTAAATAAATTCATGCGAAATTTTTCCATTTTCTTCTGACTTCCTAATAAAAATATTAGACTCATCAGAAAAATAAATTTTCCAAATATTATGCGTTACCCTCTTATTTAAAAAATAAGAGAAACATTCTATTACGTCGTATTCTTTTACATTTCTTACAAACTCTTCAAATTCCTTAGACGCAATTAATGCCATCGACTGCCCAAAATACTTGCTGGACGGCTGATATTTATAAAGTGCCAACTGCGCCTGCGTGATAAACGGCTTGTTCATGTTTCTGTCTTTCAAAGGTTGTTTTGAAAGCCTGATTTTAAAACACGTCATATAAATATCAAAGCGACAGACAAAGCCAGGAAAAATCCGAGCAAAAACCAAAAATCGACAAACATCATCACGCCCCTACTTTGCCTATGTCTTTTAAGAAATTAATCAGCAGCCTGAAGCCGTAAATAACGACAAACAGAATTAAAACCATAGACCCGAGATAAGCTCCGGATTTAACTTGTTCGTAATTCGAACATTTCGGATAAGACAGCGTGACCGGCTTTCCGTTCAAAATCCATTTATCGCCCACCCTTTCCGGCCTGATGATTTTTCCGTCCTGGGTAACAGTAGGAGGAAGGGACGACAATAAATAGTCGTCTGCATGCAATCTTGTATCAAAACAATTTATGCCGACACGATAGCCCATTTATACGCCCCTTTTTCTTCACTCTGTTTATTTGACAGATTTAATCATGCTCCAAGCCATTTTGAAGCCTTGGATTGCAAGAATCACGGTAATGGCCGCCATACCCACGGCGGAAACCATTGACACGAAACCCATGATTACATTCGCTACTTGCGTACCAATCGCGGATGGATCAAAGGTATCTGCCATAACAATGGCCGGTGTGAAGATACCGGCTGCCAAGGCTGCTTTTACAGCGTATTTTTTAACGATGTTCATCGTTTTTTTCCTTTTTTGATATTTAAAATAAGACGACTTCTTGACTTGCTTCATCCGGACGAAGTCTTTTCCGAATCTCGTTTTTAGCCGATAAAATAGAGGATTGCGAAAAGAAAAAGAAACATACAGACCACCCAGCCGATAATTAGTGTTGCAAGGTTCATTTTCATGATATTTTTCCTTTGTTGCGGGCTTTGTGAAAGGTTGACAGACCGCCCGCCGAGCCTGTTTTTCTTTTATTCCGATTTTACGAAGAACTGAAATATCTGGAATCCTCCGCCTATTTCATTTATGCCTGAATTCAACGCATCTTCGTAGCTTTCAAATTGACCTGCTGATTTAATATTTTGAGTAAACCCCACATCACCGAAAGGATCGGGATAAATAAAGTCATGCGTTTCCAAGTCTTGAACTATGAAACGTTCTTCAAATTTCATAAATCAACCTTTCGGCTTTTCTGCCACCTGAAAATCAATTAATGAAGGAACCATGCCCTTACCTGTCGAAGTCATTTCAACCGTTACCATAACTTCGCACGGGTATTTGAGATTCTCTAATTTTGAGAAATTCTTACTGTCCCCGAACTTCATTTGTGCTGCCGTGAATCCAACAGCATTTCCCGACTGTGCCGGCAAAGGTGTTGCAACCAATACGGAACAAGTGTCGATATTAGAGCCATCAATTTCGCCTTTGAATTTTTTAGCTCCTAAAAAAGTTGCGGGATAAGTTACAGTTTGAGTTTGATTAAACAT